ATATCATTGACCAAATTTTAGATGTGGAAGGTATGCTATGACTAAACTATTTTACACAATCCTCACATCAGTATCGTTAGTATTTCTGATCGTGTGTATTAACTTAAACTCACGGATTGAAAGTCTTAATAAACGTGTGAGCGATCTGGAATGGACGGTACAAGAACATGAGTTATCTATCCAGCAACTGGCAGAACAGAATAATGCGCAGGATGTGATTTTGAATAAATTGAACAGCGAGTACCAGATGCGTGAGAAGCAACGTGCGGAGGAATTGAAAGAGGTGGCTGAAAGAAATGGAGTGGGTGGATGAACATTAAAACACGTTTGAATAATCTTAGATATTTCGAATCAAAACTCAACTCACTACGACAAGAACGAATTGCTTTGCGTGCCACAGTTCAGAAAGCGCAGATCTATTCGGATGAGCCAAAAAGTAGTAAACAAGGCAACAAAACGGAAGATTTAAACGTTCGTATCATCACGAAGTCTGAACAAATCGACAAAAAAATGGAAAAACTTTGGAACGAACGCAATGAAACTGTACAAGCCATTGAGTCGTTAGAAAATCCACTAGAAAACATCATCATGCGCTGGTATTATATCAACGGTTGCAGTCGTTTTGAAGTGATGCGAAAGGTCAACTGTTCGAGAACTACATTCCATCGTGTAAAAAAGTCTGCAATTGAACATCTTGAAGCTAAATTATGAGACCTTTTGAACTTTTTGGGACTTTTAAAGTGGTATTATGGTAGTACGGACAAGGAGAACAGGACATCTACTCCAAGCGGTTTGAGCGTTTTTTTCAAAGTTTTATCTCCAAAAAATAGTTTTGATGATTTTTCACGTTACATGCTCCTTGTCTATCTTTTTTTGATACCAACGGGATCGGATTAAACCGATCTTTTTTATTTTTTTACGAAAGGGGTGATGGAAAATCACAAAATTGTCAATGAGGCAACAACGATTTGTAGATGAGTACATCATCTCTGGCAACGCCACTCAAGCAGCGATCAAGGCTGGGTACAGCGAAAAGACTGCTGGTAGAATAGCTGGCCAAAACTTGAAAAAACTTGAAGTTAAGGCCTACCTGGACGAAAAGATGGCTGAATTACAAGCCAAGAACATCATGAGCGCAGAAGAAGCCTTAAGTATCCTATCCGACATAGCGAGAGGAAGGCGTGACGAGGAGGTCTTGATGATGGACCCCACGACTGGTGAGGTTCGCAGGCTTACGAAAAAGGCTGATAATGCAACGGTTATCAAGGCAATCCAAGAACTATTAAAACGATACCCAACTGCTAAACAAGCTGAAAAATTGGAACTCGAAATAGAGAAACTGAGAGTGCAGATGGATCAAGGAGTGGTTTCAGATTTGAATATCACAATTGTGGACGAGTGGGCAAAAGATGGAAGTTAAGATCCAAAAAAACATTAACCCACACTTCAAGAGTGTCTGGACCACTAGCAAGCCTTACAATGTGCTAAAAGGTGGTCGTAACTCTTTCAAGTCTTCAGTGATAGCCTTGTTACTGGTCTATATGATGATCCCGTTTCTTATCTCTGGTAAGAAAGCGAATGTAGTCGTTATTCGTAAGGTTGGGAACACTATTCGGGATAGTGTATTTCTAAAAATACAGTGGGCCCTGAATAAGTTTGGCTTGTCCGGACGGTTTAAGGCTACCGTATCGCCGTTTAAAATACAGGATACGGTCACAGGTTCTTGCTTCTATTTCTACGGCCAGGACGACTTTCAAAAGCTAAAGTCAAACGACATCGGAAACATCATAGCCGTATGGTATGAAGAGGCTGCAGAGTTCAGTAATAAAGAGGACTTCGACCAGTCGAATGTGACCTTTATGCGACAAAAACACCCAGACGTTGCTTTCGTTAAATTCTTTTGGAGTTACAACCCCCCACGAAATCCATATAGCTGGATCAATGAATGGGCAGAAGAACTGAAGAATAACGAAAATTATCTGGTGCATTCGTCATCTTATTTAGATGATGAGCTAGGCTTTGTCACAGAACAAATGCTGGAAGATATTGAACGCATTAAAGAGAACGACTACGACTACTACCGGTACATTTACCTGGGCGAACCAGTTGGCCTTGGTACCAATGTCTACAACATGGAATTGTTCAAAGAAATTGATAAAGTACCAGAGAATGAACGTGTAATCGGACAATTCTTCGCAGTTGATAGCGGGCACCAACAGTCTGCTACAACTTGCTTGCATTTAGTTATGACGAGTGCTGACAGAGTTTATCTAATTGATAACTACTACTACAGTCCAGCGGGCAAGACGTATAAGAAAGCACCCAGCATCTTGTCTAAGGAGTTGCATGACTACTTGGAGGAGAAAGCAAAACGTTTTCCTAATGCGCCTATTTTGAATATGACAATAGATAGTGCGGAGGGAGCATTGAGAAACCAATACTATGAAGACTATGGCGTGCGCTGGCATCCAGTAGCAAAGAAAAAGAAAATCGTTATGACCGAGTATGTGCAGTCGCTTCTAGCAGAAGGGCGCTTTTTTTATTTGCCAACGGAAAACAACTTGAAATACTTTGTAGAAGAACACAAGAAGTATCAATGGGATGAAAGAAGCATTATGAACGACGACCCGAAAGTTATCAAGGAAGACGACCATACGTGTGATGCTCTACAATATTTTGTAATTGATAACGCACGCTATCTTAATTTAAAGGTTTAATTTAAATGGGAATTATACAACGAATAGTAAATATATTTAAGAGAGGACAATATGCGATGCAACAACAATCGCTAGGCAATATCACAGAACACCCACGAATTGCAGTGAGCCAGGAAGAATACAAACGCATTATGCGCAATCTACGCTATTATCAATCCAAGTGGGATGATGTGGAGTTTATGAACACGAATGGCGACATGGTTAAACGACCATTCAACCACTTACCAATTGGACGGACTGCAGCAAAGAAGATTGCAAGCCTTGTCTATAATGAGCAAGCTACAATTACAGTAGATGAAACTGTAAGCGGCGCTGATGAATATGTGCAAAGCGTGTTGCTGAACGACCGCTTTAATAAGAACTTCGAGCGTTATTTTGAGAGCTGTCTTGCGCTTGGTGGTCTTGCTATGCGTCCTTATGTTGATGGCGATAAGGTTAAGATCGCTTTTGTGCAAGCTCCTGTATTTCTGCCTATGCGATCTAATACGCAAGATGTATCGAGTGCTGCTATTGTCACTAAGACAATCAAGTCAGAGGCTCAAAAGAATGTATATTATACTTTGATCGAGTTCCATGAGTGGAAGAACAAAGATGAATATACAATCACTAATGAACTCTACAGATCAGAGGTTAAGGATCGAGTGGGTGATCGTGTGCCATTGTCTGAACTCTACGAGGAGTTAGATGAAACAACAACAATTAAAGGGTTGAGTCGTCCACTCTTTACGTATTTAAAGACTGCTGGCATGAATAACAAAGACATTAACAGTCCTTTAGGCCTGTCTATCTTTGATAATGCTAAGAGTACAATCGACTTTATCAACACCACTTATGACGAATTCAAGTGGGAGGTCAAGATGGGACAGCGCAGGGTAGCAGTTCCAGAACAGACAGTACGTACTGAGTTTAATTCACGCAACGAGAAAGTCACAGTCACACGCAAGTTTGATCCTAATCAAAATGTATATGAGAAGTTTGATACAGGCGGATTGGACGGTTCTATTAACATCACAGACCTAACGACTCCTATCCGGTCAGAAGACTATATCAAAGCCATCAACGAGGGATTATCACTCTTTGAGATGCAGATTGGGGTATCTGCTGGTATGTTTAGTTTTGATGGTAAGTCAATGAAGACTGCGACAGAGATTGTATCTGAGAACTCAGACACTTACCAAATGCGCAATAGTCTTGTGTCTTTGGTCGAGCAGTCTTTGAAAGAGCTGGTTATTTCGATTTGCGAACTCGGATCACTTTACGATTTTTATGACGGTCCTATTCCAGAAATGGAGCAGATTAGTGTCAACCTGGACGATGGTGTCTTTACTGATCGTAACAGCGAACTGGAATACTGGACGAAAGCTCTTGCGAGTGGTCTGGTTGATCGTCAGACAGCAATTCAACGTGCTTTGAAGTTAACAGAGGAAGAAGCTGGCCAGATGGTGCAACGTATCAACAACGAAACGATGGCTGCTGCTAACTCTGAGCGTGATACAACTGACATTGAAATTTACGGAGAATGATAAGGAATGAGCAAGAGGCTACCGATACAATTTAATGACGAACAGTTAGAACTTGGATCGAGTCGTCTTGCTGATCTCTATCATAAGTTAACTGTCGAACTCTTTGAGCAGATGGTGGATAGGCTTTTGGAACGTGGTACAACCTCGCTTACAGACAATCCTTACATCTGGCAACTAGAGAAACTCAATCAGATGCACGCACTCAACGAACACAATCTTAAAGTGATATCTAAGTATACGGATATCACGGAAGAGCAACTAAGAAATGTCATTGAGGGTGAAGGCCTAAAGATATACACGGACACCAAGAGCCAACTATTGGAGGATCTGAATAAAGATCCTCACTTTGATACAAGCCATGTACAGAAACAACTAGAAGCCTATATAGAACAGGCTAGTGGTGATATTGGTAACTTAATCAATACAACACTGCCGAATGTAGTTAACGAGGTATATCGTAACATAGCCAAGGAGACAGTCGCTAAAGTTGCAACTGGTGTAGCAACACCGGACAAAGCAATTGCTGAAACTGTCATGAAATGGCAGGAAGTCGGCTTTAGAGGTTTTAAAGACCGAGGCGGGAAGAACTGGCGCGTTGATAACTACGCACGTACAGTCGTTAAGACTACGACACGCAGGGTATATCGTCAAATGCGCACACAACCAGCGGACGAGCTGGGTATTGATACCTTTTACTACTCAAAGAAAGCAACTGCGAGAGAGGCTTGCGCACCTTTGCAACATCATATTGTAACTTATGGTGAAGCAAGAGAAGAAGGTGGCTACAGCGTTTTATCACTAGCAGATCATGGCTATGGTACACCAGGAGGCTGTCTTGGCATCAACTGTGGACACTATCTAACACCGTTTGTTGTCGGCATCAACGATATGCCAGACTTGGGCGATGATATTAAAAACATCACACCAGAAGATGCAATTAGAAATGCTAATGCACAGGCTAAGCAACGGGCATTAGAACGGTCTATAAGGGACAGTAAAGAAAAACTACGCATTGCCAATAAGTTGGGCGATAAGGACCTTATAGATAAGTACAAGAGTAAGATACGCACTCAGCAAGGCGCTATGCGTGATTTTCTAAAAGATAAGCCATTCCTTCATCGGGATTATGCGAGAGAAAAACTCTTCAAGAAAAACGAAAAAACCAGCAAGTGTCGAACCTGCTGGCAATAAGTCTTATATTTCTGTAAAAGATAAATGGCTGTCAAATGTAGATCCTAGAAAAACTAAGGTCACAGAAATGAATTCCTGGGAACATAACGGTCAGAAATATCAAGTTGATGGAAAACATGTAGTGCTAGATTATTCCCAAAGAGAGAAAGAAGTAGGAGAATGGTTGTCTAAAACGTTTGGGAAGCATGTTCAAATGGCGCCAAGAGTTAATTATCCAAAAGATATCCCTACTCCTGACTATGAGGGTTAAATATAGCCGTACTGAAGAGATCAGATGAGTTGATTGATATTTTAGAACCAAAAGAAAAATAGAGGTGTCCCACCTCCTACCGCAGAATAATCTGTTTCAAGGGGAGATGGAAAACCTCTATTTACTATCTAAATTATAACTCACAATGCGCTTTTTTTCAAGAAGGAAGGGGAGAAAAATGAAATACCGTAAAAAACCTGTAGTAATTGAGGCGGTTCAACTCAATGAACGTTGCTTAATTAAGGAAGATTGGTTTTGGGACGCAGTGACAAGAAATGAGATTATCATTCACGATGGTGGTAAATGGTCTAAGAATCCAGCGTGGTGTGAAATCAAGACACTTGAAGGCGTCATGGTTGCAAAAACAGGCGATTTCATCATCAGAGGTGTACAAGGCGAATTTTATCCATGTAAACCTGATATTTTTGCAGAAACTTACGAAAAAACGGAGGAATAAAAATGTTAGAAAAAGCAAAAAAAATGGCATCACAAGAATTTTCACGTTTGTCAGGACGTGAGATCAAAGCAGAAGACTGCTTTGTAGTTTGGTTTAGCAAGACCCTGCAAAACTGGAAAGCTCTTGTTAGTACGAACGCAATTACATCAAGCGAACCTTGTGGAGATTATGCAGAAATCACACATAACGGAGACAAGAAAGAGACTTATGTGGATATTTACGCCAAGGTTTCAAATCGTGCCATTAAAGATTAGGAGGTGATCCGACATCTTGGCTGGCAGGAATAGACTGCTATAAATTGCTATAAACCACTATAAACCGTATGGGATTCCGTGCGGTTTTTATTTTGCGCTCATTTCTGGATAAGAGGTTATTTCCTCCTTGTTTCTTACCTCTTGCGGGATCGTTACCCGCTGGGCGCTTTCGACTTTATCCACAGTCGCTAAAGAATGGAAGATCACAATTTAGGAGGGGCAAGTAATGTCCGAAGAAATCCAAACAACAGACCAGCCTGTAAATGCTGGAGAGGTGGCAACTGCCGAAGTTGCAAAAGAGGAAACCAAGACATTTACACAAGAGGAAGTAAATGGATTGGTGGCCAAAGAAGCCAAAAAAGCACAGGAGAAAATCTTTAAAAGCCTGGGATTTGAAGATGTCAAGAGTGCTAAAGAAGGTTTCGAACAGTTGAGAGAGTGGAAAGACTCACAGAAGACAGAAGCAGAGAAACAATCTGAGGCAATCGCTGATAAAGAAAAACAACTTGAAGCAATGCGCTTGGAAAACCAACAACTGACTGCTAGATATGCAGCTCTTACGCTTGGTGTACGCTCTGATGCTGTCGATGATGTCATTGCACTGGCTCAAAGCAAGGTGACTGATGATGTGACAATTAATGATGCGATCGCAGAAGTCCTTGCAAAATACCCACAATTCGGGAATGTGCCCGAAGAACCCAAGGAAGAACCTAAACCCAGCTTCTCAGTCGGTGGCACACCATCGGTTAAAGAAGAGGGCAAGGTTGATCCTTTTGAGGCTATTATCGCCTCGTATGGCAAGAAAAAATAAGAAAGGAACATAATCTATGCCAAATAACAACCTAGCTGCTGCTCGCTACGAGAAACAATATCGTGATATGCTCGCTACTGTATTCGGAGTGAATGCAGCATTTATCAACGCTTTGTCTCCTATCCAAATTATGGACGGTGTACAAGAAAACACTACTGCATTTTCAGTTAAAACCAATGGAACTCCTGTCGTAATGGGTGAATACTCAACCGATGCTAACGACGGTGGTTTTGGAACTGGTGCTGGTAAATCTCGTTTTGGTGAATTGAAAGAAATCAAGTACAACAACACAGATGTACCTTACGACTACACACTTGCAATCCACGAAGGTATCGATCGTTACACAGTAAACAACAACATTGAGGCTGCAATCGCTGATCGCTTGAAACTCAACGCAGAAGCTCAAACTCGCGGAATGAACAAACGTATCGGTAAATTCTTGTCAACTGCAGCAGGTAAAACAGAAGCCCTCACAGATATGCAAGAAGCTACTGTACGTACTTTGGTTAACAAGATCAAAGCATACTACAGCAACAACGAAGTGATCGCTCCTGTTACATTGTACTTGCGTACTGAATTGTTCAACGCAATTGTAGATATGACTGCAAATACTTCTGCTAAAGGATCAAGCGTATCTATTGACGAGAATGGCCTTGCTAAATACAAAGGCTTTGCCCTTGTAGAAACACCAGAACAATACTTTGAATCTGGCGATGTCGCTTACTTCGTACCAGATGGAACTATCATTCCATTCGTAGGTATCTCTACTGCTCGTACAGTTGAGGCAGAAGACTTCGACGGTGTTAAATTGCAAGCTGCTGCTAAAGGTGGTACGTATGCACTCGAAGATAACAAGAAAGCGATTGTTAAGGTAACTGGTACAGTCGTTTAAAAGGGGGTAGCTATTGGCACTTTTTAAAACAACTAAAAATGTTTTCTTCCAGGATCTTGATATCACAGTATTAGAGAGTGATGTCGTGGAACTTGATGATGCGACAGCTAAAGATTTAATCGAAAAGTTGGCAGATGTATTCCCTGGCGAAACTGTACTGATCGAAGTTACAGAAGCTGGGGAACAGAAACCAAAACGCAGTCGCAAGAAGAAAGCAGAAACAGAAACTACAGAAACGGAAGAGGTTGAGGCATAATCCAACCTCTTTTATTTATAGAAGAGGTGAGAATATGAATTACTTAACCTATCCAGAATATCTTAAATTAGGCTTTGACGAAACGGATAAATACGATGAATTGTACAAGCGGGCAGAAATGACTGTAAACCTGTACATTCATAATTTCTACGCTTACAAAGACTTCGAAAGTGATTTTAAACTACGCAAAGAAGCAGTAAAGAACGCTATCGCTTATCAGATTTACTACTTAGATCGCTCTGGAATTGCTACAGCAGAAGAGAAACAATCTCTATCTAGCGTGACTGTTGGACGAACCACAGTAAGCTATCAAAGTAGCTCTCAGAGCATTTCAAAAGGTTCGCAGTATAATCTGTCTCTCGATGCTGAAAACTGGCTCAAAGTGGCTGGTTTTGGCTATAGTGGGGTGTCTTATGATAGATAAGCGAATGTTAGTTGATACAGCAATCATTAAAAAGCGTGTTGGTATTGATGAGTGGGGGAAAGAAACATTCGGTGGCGATCTATATATCGATCCTTGCCGTTTTGATGAGAGTACCGCACACGTCCAATCACAGAAGTCTGGAAAAAGTAAGAACCGCACGGACCAATTCGCTGGAGTGCTGTACATCGATACGGATTATTGCAACTTTGAAATTGATAGATCATATATTGACGGGAAATTGATTGTAGACGGTCAAGAGTACATTATCGTTAAGATTATCCCAAACAGACACCCGATCAATAAGCGAATACTTACTTATGAAATCGAGGTGATCTAATGGGAATTAGTATCACAGTTGATCTAGGACGAATTAATAAGAAGTTTGGCCCGAATGCAAAGAAAGTCGCTGAGTATGCTATCGCAAATCAAGCGATGTTGGACATGGAAAGGTTCGTGCCTCTCCGTGGTGGTGATCTTCGAGGTTCTGGATACGTATCTGGCAATCAGATTGTATATAACACAGTCTATGCCAGGGCGCAGTTTTACGGATCATCCTACAACAAGCACCGTAGCTTTAAGTTCAGCAAGTATACCACTCCTGGTACAGGTCCACGGTGGGACTTGAAAGCTAAAGGAATGTATGGCGACAAATGGGCAGACAAGGGAAGGGAGGTATTAGGACTATGATCGCTAAAAATGATTTTTTAGAAAGACTTAATGCTTTTATCAATTCGCTTAATCTCCCTATTACGTCCCGTATGGATTATTTAGATGAGGACGAGAGCCTTGTGGTTTATCCACTAGCTGGCGGAAAGATCAATAAGATCTATATGGACGAGGCTAGAGATGTATCGCTACCGTTTGAAATCGCAGTTAAGACGAAAGACCACGAAAAAGCCAATACTTGTCTATGGGCAGTTAACGAGGCCTTATCGGATTTATTCGTAGACATTCCAAGCGCTAACGGATCGTATGCGTTCGAAAATTTAGAAGTGGCAATGCCGTTTCTGAATGAAAGAGACGAGCAAGGCTGCTACATCTATTTACAAGATATTCAAGCAAACATTACGGTTTTCCAACCGCAAAAAGAAAGGAATTAATTAATATATGGCACGTTATAAAAACGCCCTACGTGGGCATTTCATCGCTCCTGTAACTGATCCAAAAGTAGAGCCAGAAAAATCTACTTATTTGGAGCTTGCGAAATGGATCGAAGACATCGCAGACGATACAGACGAAGCTACAACTTCTGTAGCTTACTATGATGGAGACGGTACAGAAGAGACTACTGTTACATCTGTCAAAGGCTCTTACACTTTCAAAGGCACTTACGACAAGGAAGACCCAGCCATGAAGCACATCGCTGGTCTTAAATACAAACTCGGCAATGAACGACTTGTATGGCATAAGATCGTAGATGCTGACGGCAAGAACCAAGCAGTCGGAATCGCTACCGTATCTGATATTAAAGCTGGTTCGGGCGCTGCTGCAGAATACGAAGAATTTTCTTGCAAAATCTCGTATAACTCACTTCCTAAAATTTCAGCAGTCGTCTAATCAAACTATTGGGCGCTATCTGTTTAGGTAGCGCTCTTTTTTGTGCATTTAAAGGAGGAAATCATGTCTATTTCAATCGAATTAAAACGCAACTTTATCCCTATCAACATCGGAGAAATCGAACTACAGTTTGATACATCACTAGAGAATATCTCACGGCTTGCAACGCTCCAGGAAGAGATCACAGAACGCTTTAACAAGTATCAGTTAGAGCTTATTGAGCGGTCTAATAATGGAGAGTTTGACGATCTTAAAGAGGGAGTTATTAACAAGCAAGTTATTGACGAAGCCTTTAAAATGCAGAAGAAGATGACGGAGATTAAGTATGATGTGCTATTCGGGGACGGTACCTTTGCCAAACTCTATGAACGTTATCCAGACCTTGACGCTTTGGATCATGCATTTGATGAGGTAGATACCATGCTAGGAGCTGAACTTGACCGTATGGGCCAAGAGCGAGCTAAAGCATCGGGAAAAGTAGCTGAGTCATTTGTTAAGAAAGCGAAAGCTAAAAAGACAAAGAAAACCAGCAAAAAATAGCAAGGAGGACTGCTCATGAAATTAAATGAGCCTATAGAGAACTCCTTTGAAGTAAACGGACGCACTTATGATGTGGACTGCTCCTTTGATCTGGTGCTTGATGTCTTTGAGATGTTTGACAATGAAGTCATGAATAATCTTGAGAAGATGCGTACAGCGGTTTTGATGATGACGGACAAAGCCTTGGATAATCCAGAGGACATAGTGGCCGTGTGGGAATATATCGACGAGCATTTTTTGAGGACAAAAAAAGAGCGCGTGGTTTATGACCGGCACGGAAACCCTATGCCAGTAGCCAAGGACGAAGAAGATGATATTCGTTTGATTGATTTTGAAGTAGACGCGCAGGAAATATACGCTAGTTTTGTACAAGCGTACAATATCAACCTCTTTGAAGCACAAGGCCGGCTAACATGGCCCGAATTTATCGCGCTATTAAACGGTATGCCAGAGGGAACGGCTGTATCTCAGTTAGTAGAGATACGGTCATGGAAACCCTCGAAGCATGATAGTAGCGAGTACAAGGCCAAAATGAGACGGCTACAAAATAAATATAGATTAGATGGAAAGGAGGGAGATGAATAATGGCAGATGGAAAAATTGTAATTGACGTCCAGGTAAATGGGCGCAAACTTACAGAGCTGTCCGATGCCTTGAAGCGTTTAGAGTCCGAAGCCCGTAGATCGGGCCAAGGTGTCAAAAACGCGGGCGATGGTATCCAGTCTACTGGTGACAAGGCTTTAAGAGCTGGACAAGGTTTTAAACGCGCTGGTGACCGTATGGCCGAGGGCGCGAAGCTGTCAGAAACCTCTAGCAATGGCTTTCGTCGTGCTGGGGATAAGATCAAAGAAAGCTCAGAAGTCGCTTCAAAATCTGGAAATGGTTTTAAACGAGCTGGCGAGAAGATCAAGGAAAGCTCCGATCTAGCTGGACGCTCTGGTGACGGTTTTAAACAAGCTGGTCAGAAAGTAAAAGAAAGTTCTGATCTTGCCCAAAGGTCTGGCGATGGCTTCAAACAGGCATCAAACAAAATCAAGTCAGCTAGCAATGAGGCTAGCTCTGGCGGTGAAGGCTTTAAACAAGCTGGACACAAGGTGAAAGCCTCTGGCGAGGAAGCTAAAGGGGGTGGTGCTGGGTTTAAGAAAGCTGGTGAAGATGCCAAGGCCGGCGGTGACAAAGCTGGCCAAGGTGCTAAAGGCTTTGAGAAGATCAAGGACGCAATTAAGAACTTCTCAGTAGGTGCGGTAGCGTTTAAAGCTGTCAGCTCTGCGATGAATCTTGTCAGTCAGTCAATGGACAAGGCTATTGACCGCTTCGATACCTTACAACGGTTCCCGAAAGTCATGAAGTCGCTGGGGCACTCTTCCAAAGATGTGGCAGCATCTACCAAGTTGCTTTCTGAGGGTATCGAGGGACTACCTACAACACTTGATACAGTTGTAAGTACCACTCAAAAACTAACCTCAATGACTGGTAACCTCAAGCAGTCTACTAAGCTAACAATCGCATTAAATAATGCATTTCTCGCGTCTGGTGCATCAACGGAAGATGCTAGCCGTGGTCTACAACAATATACCCAGATGTTATCAGCCGGTAAGGTTGATATGCAGAGTTGGAAGACCTTGCAAGAAACCATGCCTTACGCTTTGCAGAAGACTGCTGAAAGTTTTGGTTTTGCTGGTGCATCGGCCCAGAAAGACTTCTATTCAGCCTTACAAGACGGAAAGATCACGTTTACTGATTTTAGTAAGCGTCTGATTGAGCTGAATAAAGGCACGAACGGCTTTGCTGAAATGGCAAAGAAAAACTCTGAGGGTATCAAGACTTCATTCGGCAACATCGTGAACGCGGTAGCAAAAGGGATCGCAAACGTCATTGCCGAGTTTGATAAGATGAGCAAAGCCGTTACTGGAAAGAGTATTGCCCAGAACCTTGATAGCATTAAAGGAGCAGTAAACAGTACTTTTAATGTAATCATTAGTGTCATTCGTGGTGCGACTCCAGTTGTTAAGTCGCTAGTTAGTGTATTAGGCTTTCTTAAACCTGTATTAGACCCGCTTATCTCAGTATTCGCTGGTGTCGTAGGTGCAGTACTGCTCTTTAAAGGAGCTATGCTGGGGCTGTCAATTATCAAGGGTATCGGTAGCTTAATTGGTACACTTATCACTTCCCTGGTATCTCTAACCAGTACCTCGCTTGTAGCAACGGGTGCTACTACTGGACTTGCTGGGGCTTTGGCAGCTCTATCGTCCGGTGGAGTCTTTATCGTCGTCGGTGCTATCGCTGGGCTGGTGTCATGGTTGACGCAAGAAAGCGAAGAAACCAAAAAGGCGAAAGAGAAAGCAAAAGAATTCCAGCAATCCCTCGATGATCTTCACGAAAGTATCAACAAAGGCAATGAAGCCTATAAGGACCGCAGAAACGAGATCCAAGCTACAGCCGAGGATAACGAGCGATTAGTCAAGAAAATCGACGAACTGAACGCGGTAGAGAACAAAACCGCAAGTCAGAAGAAAGAACTTGCATCGGCAGCAGAAACCCTTAACTCACGCATCGAGGGTCTAAATATCCAGTACGACAAAGCCACAGGTACAATCAACATGACCACGGACGCGATCCGTAAGCAGATTG